TCCGAAGCGTCGGCAATATCGAGGCACTCATCCGCCCATTGATCAGCCGCGATTGTCCGAGCCTGCTTGAACCGCTCCTCTCTATCTGGGTCTTTGCGTATCCAGTGGTAGAGGGATAGGTTGCTGATGTTAAGTTCACGGGCGAGGCCAGCCATCGTCATGCCGGAAGCAATCTTCTCCAGCAAAACAGTCTCGCCAACCTTGTCTAAGTTTGACGCAATGGTGCGTCGTTTAATATGTCCGGCCATCGTCTATTTCCTTTTCATGCTGAATAACAAGCCGCGTTAAGTATACCGCCAAGACCAGCGCCGTGGCAAATGCGGTAAATGCGAAGGCGATTTGCCAGCCGCTGCCCCATAGATAGAAGGGCAACGCCACCAATGCCGCCACAAACGCTCCCGGAGCCAACATGAGAGCGAAAACGTATGGCCCGCCTATCAGACACCAGACTAGCGTTCTCATCGCCCTACGCCCCTTAGAAACGTCTCTAAGAGGATAGAGACTGGAGCGGGCACTGAACGCCCGCCTTGCTCATAGTATCTTATCGACCGTTCGGACAGCCCAATCTTGCGGGCGAGATGCCCTTGCGTCATGTTTAGCTTCTCGCGTGTTGCTTTAAACTCATCACTTGTCATTTGCTTTGATCCTTTATTGCGCGAACAATCTCCGCAGCTCTCTTTGACGTTATGATTTGATAGGTATGCCACTGACCGTCACGCCATAAAAGGTTTCCGCTTGTCTTGGCGTCATCCTCTAACGCCTTGGCTGCGGCTTCGATGCCAGCGTTATAACCTGACTTCCATTCGGCTGCGGGGTCTGTCATGTCTCGTCCTTCAACGCTTTCTCCGCATCCTCGATCAATTCGATTGGCGGGTAACGTAGATAGCAGACATGCTCGTCCGTTATCACGCCAAGAAACTCCAGATACTCCATCAGGCGGTAGGCCAAGGTGGCGCTTGCGCGTTCGGTGTATCTATCAAATGGTTCGTCATCGTTGTCGTTCATTTGCTTGGCTCCTGCTCTCTGAGGCGCTTGGCTTCTGCGAAGGTGAGGCCCTCTGAGTTACGCAATGGCCAAGCGTTGTCGGACGATACGCGGCCTTTGCGGCCTAATGGCGCAGCTTGTGGTCTAATCATGATTACTTCCTCTTGTGATCGTTGCGGCTTGCGAACGCTAAACCAGCCAACATGCTGATAATCCATATCAACGCGAATGCGTTGAACGATAGATATTGTGATAAATCAAAAGTCATTGTCGTTCCCTCTTGTTTTGTAGGGGCCGAAGCCCCTGTTGGTTAAGCTGTGATATTCTCGATATTGGCAACGCAGTCTTTCCAATACGCCACCGTATCGCGTGGGTCTTGGTCGGCATTGCGCTCGGCAATGATAAAGGCTTCGACGGAGCGGTTGCCGTCCAGTCGGCCCCACGTATAGCCATCCGCCAACCAGACGATGGCCTTACCCAACTCGTCCCACTCAATCTCAGGGTCGATGCGCGGGTCTTTGGCGGCGGCTGCGCGGATGTATTTTGCTGTCAGATATGTCATGTCGATGTCCCTCTTTCGTTGTTTATGGGGTGAAAATCCCAGGAGTTAGCTGGATTTTTTCACGTTCTGTGGGCTGTAGAAACCTTCTCCACGAATGTCGCTGTCAACCTTAACTCTTTTTGCGGTAACCTTTGTCACCACACCAGAGGTCCAGCAATCGGCATCTTGCCAGCTATTGCGAACCCAAACTTTCTCTCCGATCTCATAAGACATGGTGTATCTCCGTTGTTGATGAATAATGGATAGGAACAATGTGCCGGTCAGTCAATCATCAATCGCAACTCAAATGATAACAAATGTAAACAATCAAATCACACCGCAATGTGATTACCTTGCCTCCATAATATATTACGGCAGGCACGATGTGCCGCTCTAAGGAAGGAAAGAGGCATTGTCGCGCCTCGTTTCTTGTGCGCCTCCGACCCCATTTGGTCCAGCACTAATACACTGTTACACTCGGAAACCCGCAGAAATGCTGAGTTTTTTGTGTAGGACGCGAGATATGGCATTCCGGTTCGACCCCCCCCGGCCCCCGCCGCGCGCGGGGGGTGTGTATGTACAACCTGACAGACACCAAGATGTGGCCCCCACCCCCCGGTATCCTTGTATTTAACATAATACAGCCAAAAAAATTCTGCACTTTTTTGCTTGCTAAATTGTAACATTAGAGTGTAACAGCGATGGGCAACAAAAAACGGGAGAAATACGTTGGCAGTTTACGGATACACACGAGTCTCGACTGAAGACCAGATTGAGAACACATCGCTCGACGATCAAGCACGCCAAATCCAAGGCATCGCGCTCACACACAATTTGGAACTAGACCATATCTACGAAGAGCGGGGTGTTTCCGGCGGTGTCCCACTGCTACGCCGAGAAGAAGGCTGCAAGCTGGCGTTCCTCCGTCCCGGCGATACCGTTATAGTATCGAAGCTAGACCGTATGTTCCGCGATGCGCGGGACGCGCTCAATGTCATCGGCGACTGGGAGGGCGCCAACATCAACCTAATCATCAACGGTTACGGCAATGTTATGGACAAGGCCAACCCGAACGGACGCTTCATGCTAGAGATCATGGCCGTCTTCTCCGGTGAGGAGCGCCGCCGTATCAGAGAACGTGTCACCGCCGGTAAGAGGGCCAAGAAGTCACAAGGCGGATATGTCGGTGGCAAAGTGCCGTTCGGCTTTAAGAAGTCAGGCACAGGCCGCAAGGCCAAGCTGCACCCAGAGCCAAACGCGCAGGACGCGCTAATTACAATGAAAGCCGCACGCGTTAAAGGCCATAGCTACCGCGATATTGCCATTATAGTTGCAAAGCGTCATGGTATCACGGTAAGTCACCAAACAATCGCACGTGTAATCAGGGGAGATAAGAATGACGAAATCTGAGCCAAACTTCTTTTTGGAGTTCCTGAAGAAGTACCGCGATGATCCCGTCGGGTTCGTGCGCGATATTCTAAGAACCAAACCGGACCCGTGGCAAATCGAGTTTCTGAAGGCGATTAGTTCGGGGGAGCGTCGTATCTCCGTCCGCTCAGGCCACGGTGTCGGTAAGTCTACGGCCGCAAGCTGGGCCATGCTGCATTACTTCCTAACGCGGTATCCGGTGAAGGTTGTTGTTACTGCGCCGACATCCGCACAGTTGTTCGATGCGATGTTCGCGGAACTGAAGCGATGGGTGAATGAACTGCCCGAAGTGCTGAAGGTTCTGATCGAAGTCAAGGCCGACCGTATCGAGTTGAAGGCCGCAGCCAGTGAAGCGTTTATCTCGGCCAGAACGAGCCGCGCTGAAACGCCGGAAGCGTTGCAGGGTATCCACGCCGACAACGTGCTGCTCGTCGCCGACGAAGCGTCCGGTATCCCGGAGAGTGTGTACGAAGCTGCGTCCGGTTCTATGTCGGGCCACAATGCGACGACGCTTCTTCTTGGAAACCCTACGCGAAACAGCGGGTTGTTCTACGATACGCACAACCGGCTTAAAGGGGAATGGAAAACCTTCCATGTCAGTTGTCTCGACAGCCCACGCGTATCCGATGCGTTCGTTCGAGAGATGCAGTTGCGATACGGGGAAGACAGCCCGGCGTACCATGTGCGTGTCCTTGGTAACTTCCCGCCTCGTGAAGAAGATACCGTCATCCCTGTCGAGTTGATTGACAGCGCCATGAACCGCGAGATCAAGATTGCCAAGCAGACGAAGAGTGTCTGGGGCCTCGACGTTGCGCGTATGGGGTCGGACGCTTCCGCATTGGCCAAGCGGCGTGGCCCAGTTGTCGAGGAGATACAGACTTGGAAAGGTCTGGACCTGATGCAGCTAACCGGCGCAGTAGTGGCTGAGTTCGAGGCGCTTGTGCCGTCGGAGCAGCCAGTCGAGATATTGGTCGATAGTATCGGGTTGGGGGCAGGTGTTCTTGACCGTCTGCGCGAACTGGGTCTACCAGCGCGTGGGATCAACGTCGCAGAAAGTCCTGCGATGAAAGGGACTTACGCCAACCTACGCGCCGAGTTGTGGTTCAAGTGTAAGGGGTGGCTGGCGAACCGTGACGTAAAGATACCGAAGGATGAACAGTTGTTCGCCGAGTTGGCGTCACCGCGTTACACCTTCACCTCGTCAGGTAAGATGCAGGTGGAGAGTAAGGAAAGCATGAAGAAGCGCGGGCTTCCTTCGCCAGATAAGGCGGACGCCCTCTGCCTGTGCCTCGCCACCGATATATCGACGATCATGCACGGGTATTCTATGGCCAACAAGTCAGGGGCCTTAAAGCGGAACATCAAGGGTGTTGTTTGACATAAGCGAATGATGTGTTATATTTCTTTTGCCCGGCAGGTTCCTCCTCTCCCTCTCCCTGCCGGGCGACTAAGGATGTGCGCGGCTAGGCCGGTAATAGCGACAAGACGATGTGGCTCCTTCGTCTAGAACGCCGCCATCCTAC